AAGCTCTACATCAACGAAGGCTATTGGTGCGAGAAGCTGCAGGCAGTTTCCTGCGATGGATATGGGAACGGCGCGGCGAAGCGCTTCGATGCCGAGACTTTCGAAAAGCGCGTCAAGGAACGTATCGACGACTACTGCGAAGGCCGCGGTATCTCGGCGGAACTAAAAGCCGAGCTGTTGCAGGAGGTGCAAAACGACGTCCTGGACTATGCCTGCGACGGGGATACCAGCGTCTGGTCACGCCTGAACGACTTTGAAGACAAGGATTTCCCGCGCCTGTTCGAGGATTGCTGGGAATGGAACTGCGACGAGTACACCTTTCGATTCATCTGGAATCTGTACGCCATTGCTTGGGCAATCCGCCAGTACGACGCTGCCATGGCGCCGGCAAAGGAGGCCGCATGATCCGCCGCCTCTTGCTCGCATACTCCGCTGGCCGCCCCTGCAAGATCATCTGCGAGGCCGACCGCCCCTACCTGGAGCGCTACTTCGTGTGCGCGCTCTTCGGTATCCGCTTCTACCTGCACCGCTTCGTCGGGTCTGACCCCGATCGTGGTCTCCACGACCACCCGTGGCGCTGGGCCATGTCCTTCATCCTGCGCGGCTGGTACTACGAGGCCACCCGCAGCGGCACGCGTGCTGTGCGCTGGTTCAACTTCCTGACCGGTGACACGTTCCATCGCGTGATCCTGGCTCCCGGCCCGCTGATCGGTGTCCATACGCCGCGCGAGGTCTGGTCGCTGTTCATCGTTCCGGCCAAGGACGTCAAACCATGGGGCTTCCTGCGTGATCGCGGTGCCGCCGGCGGCCAGGTGTTCACGCCCTTCGACTATGGCGCCAGCGGGAAGCCTGCTCAGTGGTGGAAGCATGCACCCAAGGGCCGCGACGCAGTCGGTCGGCAACCGAACTGATCGAGGGTCGAACCATGATCATGAAACATAGCGCCGAGCTTGATGGCCAGGTTCGCCGCGCGCGCTCCGACAAGATGAGCCGGAGGGCAACATGCTAAACGCCGGCCACGCGAAGCAAACGGCAGCGAAACAGGCGGTGCTCGACAGCATCATTGCCTTCGTCGGCGCGCACGGTACGGCGACGATCGAGCAGATCAGCAAGCATTCAGGCGGGACCGATGGAACGACCCGGAAGCGCTTGCAAGAACTGCGCAATGCCGGGCTCGTCTACATCGCCCGGTGGATATGGGTCGACAACTACACGCATCAAGTCGCTGCGTTCGCAACCGGATGCCAGCCAGATGCACCGCAGCCACGCGGGGAGAAGCGATTGCTCTCCATCGTCAAGCACTTGTCTGCGGAGGAACAGGCAAGCGAAGAGGCGCAACAGCGTCACGCGAAGCACATGAGGACATGGACGCCGCACCGAGATGTGGCTGCCGCATGGTTCTAAGGAGAAGAAAATGACCGACAACACCAACGCCAGCGAATTGCTGCCGTGCCCGTTCTGCGGCGGTGAGGCGGGGGTAATGCAACAGTCCAAGGTTAATTGGGCTGTCATGTGCCATGTCTGCGGCGCTGAAGGTGGATGGGGAAACGCAACTGACGCTATCGAGCAGTGGAACCGACGCGCCGCCCCGCAGCCGCAAGGTGGGGCGCTGCTTGAAGCGTTTGACACGGCGTACATGAAAGCCGCCCAGACGAGTCAGCCATCCGACTGGCACGAAGCCGCATTGATGGCGCGTCAATGGCGCAACTCTGTTCTTTCCGCCCCGAGCGCCCCGCAACAGGCGGGGGATGGGCTGACGGATGAGCAGATTTTCGACATGGCGGATAGGTTCGCCCGCAACACCTTCTGGGAAGAAGAGGAACTGAAGGAAGTCACCTTCACGCCGCAAGGGCTGACGCGGTTTGCTCGTGCCGCCATCCTCGCCGCCCCTCGCCAGCCCGCGACCTTCGACGCTGAAGCCCTGATCCGTGCGTGTGTGCCCGGTGGGTCGATCTGCGATCCTCAGCAGGTTGCGGACGCGATTCGAGCATATGCCGCCCCTCGCCAGCCTGGGGAAATGGGCGCGGGGGTGCAGCCAACTTGCAGCGTATTCGATGACATGCTGCGTTCGCTGGAGCACGTCGAGTGCGTATATCGCCTGAACGTGGTGAAGGATGGCGAGCCCAGCAGCACGCTAGATAACCTGCAACGTGTCATTGCTCGCGCAAAGGCCGCATCGGCGCAGCAGGATGAGCGCGAGGCGTTGGGCGAATCGAATCGCCTGCAATTCCTGATGAATCGCTATCCCGGAACAGTGGAATTCAAGCGGTCAACCGTTCTGGCCATCATGCGCCAGTTTGGCGAGGCGTTGCTCGCCCAGCAGGTACAGGCCGATGCGGGAGCAGTGCCATTCGGCTACGCGCAACCATCAGGCGGTAACTACTTCACGCGGACCAAGCGCATTGCCGACAGAATCGGCGGCCTTGTGCCCATCTACACCCACCCTGCGGGAGAGAGCGACAAGAGGGATACGGAGCGGTATCAATGGATGATCGAACACGTCCATACACACCGCCTGTGGGAACGCAAAGAAGCATGGTTCTGCTTGCCGAACAACGCCACCGAAGGGCGTGGCTATAGCACTGCAAGCGCCGCCATCGACGCCGCCATGTCCCGCGAGCAGTCGGGAGGGGGAGAGGCGTGATGGAACTGGATCGCTGCTATCAGGGCGACTGCCGCCGCGTTATGCGATCGCTAATCGCCGACGGCGTGCGCGTGCAGTGCATCGTCACGAGCCCGCCGTACTGGGGGCTCCGCGACTATGGCGTCGACGGACAGCTGGGGCTGGAGGCCTCCCTGCCAGAATTCATCACCAGCATGGTGGAGGTCTTCGACCTCTGCCGCCAGCTGCTGACCGACGACGGAACACTGTGGCTGAACATGGGCGACAGCTATGCCGGCACGCGCGGTGCAGCATGGGGACCGTCGCCGGCCGCAACCGAAGCACGAGCGATGATCGCCAGCCGCCGGCGTGATGACGCGCCGATTCCGCGCAGCGACGTGCGCGTGGAAGGTCTGAAACCGAAGGATCTGGTTGGTCAGCCGTGGCGCCTCGCCTTCGCGCTGCAGGATGCCGGCTGGTGGCTCCGGCAGGACATCATCTGGCACAAGCCCAATCCCATGCCGGAGAGCGTGCGCGATCGCTGCACCAAAGCGCATGAATACCTGTTCCTGATGACGAAGAGCGAGAAGTACTTCTATGATCAGCAGGCGGTGCTCGAGCCGGTCAGCTCGAACACGCACGCCAGGCTGTCGCAGGACGTGCAGGCACAGGTTGGCAGTACGCGCGCCAATGGAGGCGCCAAGACGAACGGCAACATGAAAGCCGTGGGCCGCACTCCGGCAGGGTGGGCGACCGGTACAGATCGCAAACACGAAGAGATCGACGGCCGCTACACGGCAAAGCGGAAAGTCTATCCCGGCACTGGCGTCGGCTTTGGCCGAGGATATGACGCCGAGCCGAAGCCGCGCGTGAAGAACAATGCGAGCTTCAACCAGGCCATGGCAATCATGCCGACCGAGCGCAACCGCCGCTCCGTTTGGACCATCCCGACGCAGTCATACAGCGGCGCGCATTTCGCCACTTTTCCCGAAGCTCTGGTCGAGCCATGCATCTTGGCCGGCAGCCGGCCCGGCGACATCGTATTCGATCCGTTCATGGGCTCCGGCACGGTGGCCAGCGTCGCGCAGCGGCTCGGCCGCCGCTGGCTGGGTGCCGAACTGAACCCGGATTACATCTCGCTGCAGACCGAGCGCACGCGGCAGCCGGGACTGGTGCTCGAAGCACCTTCCGTTTAGACCAAATTATTCAGAACCACAAATTTCCATCCATGATCCCCGCCTACCCTCTCTGCTGGCCCGAAGGCTGGCCACGCACGAAAAGCTATGCCCGCCAGGCTGGACGCTTTAATTCGCGGCGGAACTCGAAGTTCTCAGCGGAACTGACTGTCATGCAAGGCGTCGAGCGCGTTCTCGATGAACTGGGGAGGCTCAGCATCTGGCGTGACGATATTGTGATCTCAACCAACATCACGACACGCCTCGATGGTCTGCCGCGATCGGATCAGAAGGCGCCTGAAGATCCCGGCGTGGCCGTGTATTGGGAAACGAAGAATGGCGATCGACGCGTCATGGCGATCGACCAATACCGGAGGGTTGCCGACAACCTTGCCGCGATCGCCGCGACGTTGGAAGCGCTGCGTGCGATCGAGCGGCACGGTGGCGCGCAAATCCTCGACCGGGCATTCACCGGTTTCACGTCGCTGCCCTCGCCGGCAGCCGCGCGCACCTGGCGCGAAGTGATCGGCGTCCCCGCTGCGGAGCGAGACCTGGCCGCTGTCCGTGCGGCGTATCGCCGGCGGGCCCAGGCCGCTCATCCGGACCGCCCCGGTGGCTCGCACGACGAGATGGCCCAGCTCACAGCCGCCATGCGGCAGGCAGAACAGGAATTGCAGTGACCGAAGCAGCGCAACGCATCATCGAACTGACCGCCCGCCACTGGGGGCTGAGATAGGACGCCATGGTACGCTTTGTAACAATCGCCAAGTT